GCCAGTATCGAAAGAGTGGCGGCTGTGGCCTGCTGCCGGTTCCGTGGACAGGCACTTAAGCTAATCCAGCCTTTCTCTCGAACTCAATAGGGCTGAGATACCCGAGCGTCGAATGCCGGCGCTTGGGATTGTAGAGACGCTCAGTGTAATCGAACACATCGGTCTTGGCTTGTGCCCTGGTGCGATACGTCTTGCGCGCAGTACGTTCCGTCTTGAGCGAGGAGAAGAAGCTCTCCATCGCCGCATTGTCCCTGACATTGCCTGATCTGCTTATGGAGCAGGAGACGCCATTGTCTACAAGCAACAGCCGGTACGGCTCGCTGGTATATTGGCTTCACTGATCCGAGTGACGCAGCAGGGCCTTGGGCTTGCCGCGCCGCCAGATGGCCATGAGGAGTGCATCGGTCACGAGTTGAGCCGTCATCGACGCGCTCATCGACCAGCCGACCACACGGCGCGAGAACAGATCGATGACCGCTGCTACATAGAGCCAGCACTCGGCTATCCAGATGTAGGTGAAGTCAGCGATCCACTTGCTGTTTGGAACTGGAGCGTGGAACTGCCGGTCCAGCACATTGGGCGCAATGGCACTCGCCATCCGCTGCCCTGTGTCGGGTGGCAGATAGCGCCTGCGGGGCCTGGCCCGCATGGCATTCTCCCGCATCAGGCGTTCAATGCGGTGAAGGCCCAGGTTGAAGCCTTCAGCCAGAACATCGCGCCAGACAGGTCGGGCGCCGTAGGTCCGGTCACTGGCCGTGAAGCTGTGCCGCATGACAGACAGCAGGTCCAGCAAGATGGATGTGGAATGAGACGCACTCACACATTGCTGCGCAAGTACTTGGCGGGCTCGACCATCACGTCTCAGTCTCGACTGAATTGCCTATGCTGTCGATCCCTCAGCCACTCATCCCCCTGCCCCCTCCTCTCAGCCTCACGCCAGGCTACCTCCTCCTCCGGCGGCATCCTCTTCGAGACATAGCGCCACGCCAGCGGCAGCAGCGCCTTCGCCACCCGTGACCCGAACTCGATCCAGAGGGAGGGTCGCTGCGCCACGAGGAACGCCCCGGCACCAAGGTCTATAGTGGCGGCGATGGCGTCATGTTGCCGTCACTTTCGGTGGTTAGGTCAGGATCACAAGCCGATCTTATCGGCTCAGGCGGAGAGCGATCTCGGATGTACAGACGCGCCGCCCGACGTCCGGCGCATCGGAATTTTTCGAGCCGCAGTCTGCCGCCGCTGGCTCAGGGCTTGTCTCTCTTTTTGAGCCGCTGCTCTCTCAGCCATTCATCCCCCTGCCCCGCCTCTCGGCCTGACACCACTCAGCCTCTTCCTCCGGCGATATCCTCATCGAGACGTAACACCACGCCAGCGGCAGCATGCCTCGGACAGGCGACCCCTGCCGCGGGGATCTTGCGAAGCAGCATTCGGGGAGCTTGCCCTCAAATCGCCGCCGTAGGGGTTCATATTGGAAGTTCAAGTCATGGAGGGCTTACCCATGGACCTTGACACCATCGTGCACGAACTGGTCGGCATCGTGATGGCCCAGAGCAATAGCCGTATCGTCGAGATGGACGACATGGTCTTGGCGCTCGAGCACATGTTCCCCGACATTCCCGAAGCCAGAATTGCCATGAGCGTGGTCAGGGATGTCGAACAGCGTGACGGCGCCATTGCCTGGATCGGTCACGCCTGAACCGCCCGGGCTTCCGAGCCATAGCCAGGCGTTCATCTTCTCTTTAGAGGCTTCCGGCTTCCATGACGGTGCCGCGGCGATTCGTGCGTCGGCTGCACAAGTGTGGAGCGTTGCGTTGAACGTCATAAATTTCGAGGACCGGCTCGCCGCGCGTCTCGCCCGGAGGGCGGCAGCCTACGGCATGGATGTCGTTCGCGAACCCGCCGGAACCTGGGCGCTTCTTGCATGGGGCTTCAAGTCGCCGGAACTTTCAGGCGTCACGCTGCGGGAAATAGAGGCCGATCTCGATCTCTGCGATGAACAGGAACTTCAGTCATCATCGGAAATGGGCGACGCATAGAGCCGCGGCAGCCGGTCCTCGGCAGCGCGCTCATGGACATGTTCCGATGTCGCGGCGGCAAGGCTACGGTATGAGTTCGATCGTGAGATACAGCCCGCCGTAACAGTAGTTGGATGTGGTCGAAGACGTCTGGGCCACATAATTTCCGGCGTAGGCGCCATTGGTATCCCAGATGCGGACGTAGTTGGCGTTGATGCGGCTGGTGCGTCCGGTCGGCGCGTTCGGCTGGCCGGAGGCGATAGTGCTGATTGGAGCGCCCAGACCGACGATCCACTTGGTATCCGTGGTGTCCAGCACGGTGAAGGCCGGCCACGTGATCGACGTTACCACATTGGTGTTGGTGAACCGCTGGCCGTTGTTGCCAACCTGAAAGACATTCCGATAGACAGCCACGCCCATCGTGACGCTCGAGGAGTTTGTCCAGGTGCCGCTGACGGTCGCACTGTCGGTTGCGAACTTGTATCCGACGATACCATAGGCATTGCTGGCGTTGCCCGTGTAGATAACAGTCCACCCTGCCGGAGCGGACGGCAGTGAGTTGGCGCAGGACTTGATGATGAATATCAGGTCCCCAGCCTGATGCGCCGGAATAGGAATCGTGGTCGCGGTCGTGCTGGCGGATGATCCGCCGCCGACGTAAGCGATCGTTCCCGGGACACGCGCGCTGCTCCTGAACATCCCCATCGTGATGGGCATGGCCAGCAGATTCTTCGAAAACTCGATGTTCCGGGGCTTGATGATCGCGGGTTTGGGCGGGAGCGAAACACCCGCCTCTGCCGGAAGGATCAGACCTGAGGCAAGCGTCGCCGCCAGCAAAGCCTTGTTCATCATATGGGGATGTCTCCAGGGAGGATCAGAACGTGCCGCCGTCGAGGCTCACGCCATCGATCGCACCGCCGGTGATGGCGACGGAGCCTGCGTTCTGCGTGGCCATGGTGCCGAGCCCGAGGTTGGTGCGGGCCGCGGCGGCACTGGCGAGATCCGACAGGTTCGCCGACTTCTCGGCCTTCAGGGCGAGGGCGTTGGTCACGGTGGAAGCGAAGTTCGCGTCGTCGCCAAGGGCGGCCGCCAGTTCGTTCAGGGTGTCGAGGGCGCCGGGGGACCCGGCGATGAGGGCCGCGACGGCCGCGGCGACGAAGCCCGTGGTGGCGATCTGGGTGCTGCTGGTGCCCGCTGCGGCAGTGGGCGCTGTCGGCGTGCCGGTCAGGTCGGGAGACGCCAGCGGCGCCTTGGCGGCGAGGGCCATATCGAGCCCGGTCACCTCGGATGTCGGATGGGTGTGCGCCGCCGGTGTGAAGCTCGAGGGCTTGCCGGTGACACCCGTCCATGCCACGGCATCGGCCGTTTCCGCTGCATCGACCTTGCCATTGTTGGTGGTGTCATAGACGGACTTCAGCATGTCGCCAGCCCCGGCGCCAGCAAGCGCGTCCTGCACGAAGGCGGTGGTGGCAATCTGGGTGGTATTGGTGGCAGGCGCGGCGGTCGGCGCAGTCGGCGTGCCGGTGAATCCGGGAGAGGCCAGCGGCGCCTTGACGGTTAGCAGCGTCTCCTGCTGGCTCTTGCGAACAAGATCCGTGCCGCCGGTGGCATCCTGGGAAGACTTCGGGACGGTGGAGAAGGTCTTGGCGCCGCCCACCGTCTGGCTGGACGAGAGATCAACGAAAGCACCCTTGCCCGCCAGTGGAATGACCGAGGTGGCATTGCCCGAGCCATCGTCGCCCTTGCCAACGTAAAGCGTATCGTCGACCTCATTGTGGGCAAGTTCGGCCGACTTGAGGGCGGAAGGTGCTCCGGGTACGCCGGAAACGCGGCGTTTGATGCGAATGACGTTTGCCATGTGAAGTGTCCTTCATGTTGCAGTGAGATCAGAAATTTCCGCCGTCGAGCACGAGACCGGACTCGATGTCTCCCGGCGGTCCCTGGGGTCCCGCCGGTCCGGCGCTCCCCTGATCTCCCGGCAGCCCCGGGCTCCCCAGAATGCGGATGGAAACCGGAGCCGAGGCCACGCGCACCATCACCTCCGCATCTGAATGGACCCGGAGCCTGATCGGCCCGGTGGCCTGCCGGCATGAGAGGACGCCCTTCATCCGGAGCGTCGCGTGACGGGCTGGACGACGGGAATCTCGAGAATGAAGGCGAGGTGGCGCGGGGGAACAAGATGGGTGCGCACGAGGTCAACCACGGCGGATCCGGGGACGAGATGTTCCGTGGCAGCCGGGGACACGACCAGTTCCAGCACGGTGTCCGACCGGCGCAGGAGGCCCCCGTTTGCCGTTGTGAGGGTGGCCAGGACACCCGACGCGCTGACCCTGGCGCGCAGCTGGCCGGCAAATGTCGCGCCCGCGGGGAACAGGGCACTCTCCGCCTCGATCTGCAGCCGGTACTCGTAGCCGATGATGATGGCCGGGCCGTCGACGACAGTCGTGCTCATGGCTTCCACCCGCAGATTTTCGCGCCCGCCTCGTTGTGGGACGCGATCTGCTCCTTGGTCTGCCGGGTGAGCACATCGTGGCGCGAGGGCCTGATGGGCTGCGCCCAGTCGCAGTCGCTTTTCAGACGCGGATCAGTCGCGCATCCAGCGATCGAGACGGCGATCAAGAGCAGCGTCGCTGTCAGTCTGTATGTCATGCCGGATGTCTCCTGATTGGCGTTGGGCCTTGTCGCGGACCTGGGCGCGCTTCGCCTCCCAGGAGGCCTTGCCGGCAGCGCGGCCCCGAAGCCACGCAACGCCGAGGGCGGCAACGAGGGCGGAGGCCAGCACGGCCCAGCCAGAGATGCGCGACCACAGGCCTGAGAGAAGGGACAGGAGGAAGGTCAGCATCAAGGGGTCCTTCCGGTGCGATAGTCCTCGATGCGGGCAGAACGAGCCTTGAGCGCCAACACGATGACCACGAGGAAAATGATTGCCCCGGCCCACGGGAGGATGGGGCTGAGCCACTCCGTGAGGTTCAGGAGCGCTGCACTGCGCTCGGTCACATCCTTCGCCCGCTCGGCGGTCTCGACCGCAGGTGCAATGGCCGAGGCGGCGACACCCGCCACGCCGATGACGCCCGACGCAATCTGGCCGTTCGAGGCCTTGAGGATCCGCGAACCTTCAGGTTTGCCGGTTGCACGTTGGGGCGACACCGCCCGCGGCTTCGCCGTCTGCAGCGCCGCGACGAGGGCCGGATCGATGTCGGGCGTGAGCGGCAAGCCATTGTCGGCCCGGAAGGCGAGAACGGCCGCCCGCGTGCGGGCGCCATAGCTGCCGTCGATGTTGCCGACCTCGTAATAGCCGAGGTCCTTCAGCTGCTGCTGCACCACGCGCAACTCCGGCCGGGCTGGAGAACGGAAGCCGATCGCCCGGCGGATGCCGAGGACCTTCGATTTTGGGTACCGGGTGACGGAGACAGCGTTCAGCTGGTTGCCACCGAGCACCTCCACCTGCTGGCCGACGGTGCGAAGGAAAAAGGCGACGTGACCCTGCCAGCCGGACGCACCTCGGCTCAGAACGACGACATCGCCCTCCTTCGCCTGGTCGAGGGAAGATACCTTCTCGCCCCAGGCGAGATAGGAGCGGGCATTGAGCTTGCGCGTGGACGAGATGCCGGACCTTTCGAGGCAATGGCCGACGAAGGCTGCGCACCAGGCCATCTCGTCGTGCTCGACCCAGTCCTGGCCGATGGTGCGGTACATCTCCATGATCTTCGGGTTGTCCGCGGGACCGTTGACTTCCCTGGTGCCGAGATAGCCGCGGGCAGTTTCAAGCGGGGTCGTCATGCAAGGCCTCCTTGTCCCCGGAGGCCTCACACCGCCGGGATGGGTTGATATCGATGTTGCAAAGGGGGTGGAGTGCGCGTCCTTCAGGACGGCTTCTGGGTCAGGTGCTCGAGCAGAAAGTCGTGAAGCTTGTCGATCTTGCCTTCGATGGCGTCGAAGTGCCGTGTGATGGCGGGCTGGTCGATTTTCGCCATGTCGAGTTCCAGCATGCCGACGCGGGAACGGATCTCGTGGATATCGGTGCGGATCGAGGCAATGTCCCGGATGACCTGCTGGCCGCGGTCGGGAACCAGGGCCTCCCAGAGCTTGGTCATGGCCAGCAAGGCGCCGGCAACGCCGCCGAGTCCCACGATGAAGTAGACGACCGTGACGAGGCCGTCGGTCCAGTCCTGGGTCATTCGGCCCCTCCCTGTTGCGAGCCGCCTTGCGATGCAGGCGCCTTGAGGTCGAGCGTGGTGACGAAGCCCCCGCCCCGCGAATAGGCATGGGTGACGGTCTCGATCCGCCAGGGGCCGTCGATCCCGGACCTGGCACCCGTGACGATGCAGAGGCCGTCCGGAATGGCCGTGGTGTCGCCCTCGATCGTCACCGACCCCTCGCCGGCATCGCGCTCGGAGGTCGCCTTGTCGGAGCCGGTCTGCTGGCTGGCCTCTTCGCTGTCAGGCTTCGCATAGCGATGATCGAGGCGAGCCGAGACCTTGAGGCTCGTCCCCTCCTCCTTCTCCTGCCAGCCGGCCTGTTTCGGATCGTACCAGCGGGCGCGCACGGCGCTGAACTGGGCGCGGGCAAGCGCCGGCGCCATGTCCCAGCTGTGGAGGTTCTTCCCCCACGCCGCAATGACGGCTGCCGTATAGGCCCCTCCGCGCTTCGACAGGAAGGCCCTCGTGCCCTGGACGCGAAAATTGCCGCCGATCTCGCGCGCCAGCCGCTCGCCCATGTGGATGAAGCTCTCATCGCGCATCTCGAAGTATTTGCGCTTGATGGACTTTAGGTCGGGGTCGACCTCCACCTCCGTGATCCCAGCGGTCTTGCCGGCAGCCTTCAGGATGTCCTCGACCGGCATGTCATCGAAGTGCCGCTGCTGCGGCTCCTTGGGCTTCTTCGTGGTGTCGACGCCTTTCGCAGTGATCGAGAGTGTGCGTCCGCTGCGGGATCCAGACGATCGCACTTCATCGACGGTGCCGGTGAACACGGTGCGGAGCCCCTGGTCCTCCCAGCCCAGCGCCACGATGACCGACGCGCCGATGGCGGGAAGGATGATGCGGCCATCGGTATCGTCGATCTCGAGGTTGGCGGTGTCGGAATGGGTCCCGACCTTGTCGGAAACGGTGAGCGAGATCAGCACCGGCATCAGCGTGGAGGTGATGTTGGTGCCGGCCACCATCACCATGAACTGCGCGCGCTTCGACATGGTGCCTCACCAGAGACGGATGGGATCGAGCAGTTGCGGTTCGCGCGGCGTGGGCACGGGAATGTCGAGGACGGTTCCCAGCGGCAGGACGATCCCTGCCCCGGCAAGTCCCGGATTGTGGTCGAGGATCTTCTCAACGAGACCCGGCATCGGCCGCCGGAACCTGCGCCAGACCAGAAACGACACGGTGAGGCCGTCGCCCTCGACTGTGATCCGCTCGATGACCTCGCTCATGAGAACAGGCCCGACAGGAGCGAGAAGTAGGAGCCGTTCGAGGGCTTCGATGACCGCTTCACGGATATGTCGATCTCGATCACCTGTCCCACCCCTTTCGCGTCCAGATAAGTCGAGCGCTCGTCGACCTTCTCGATGACGACCCAGCCCATCTGGGCGCCGTCGCCCCGCATCAGGTACTGGGGCTTTCCGGACGCCCGCGCCTGGGCGAGCTTCTTCAGGTCCTCGAGTCCGCCGAAGCGGCGCGGGAAGATGCGGGCGTGCAGCGTCCAGACCTCGGGCCCGTCGCCCACCCATTCGAGCGGTGGACGGGTCCCAAGCACCGGCTTCTCAGCAAATGAGGTCTCGTGGCCATGTTCGTATTCGGTGGCGTTGAACGGCCAGACCTCGAACTGGATGGGACCCAGCACCATCAGCATCAGGCAAACCTCAGGCCGGCATCGGCATAGACGCCGCGGAACACCTCGCGCACTTCGCGCTTCAGAACGCTCCGCACCTGGGCGGTGATCTCGGCCGCATCCGCCGCGGAGGTGTTGTGGAACGTGAAGGGCCCGATGGTGACGGCGGGTCCGCCGCCGCTGCCATTGGCATGGACATAGCCCGACCGGCTGGGGGTGATCAGTTCCGGCCCCCGCTCGCCCACGAGGTAGCGACGCCCGGCACGGATCGACCCACCTGCCGCGCGCGCTTCCGTGGACTTCGCCTTGTCGGCCTCGCCACCGCCGAGCCCGAGCATGCCCCGGACCGAACTCGCGGCATTGGTGATGGGGGCGAGCAGCGAGGCGACCTGGCCGTCGAGCCAGGCCTTGAGATCGGCGAAGACCTGCACCATGCCGTCCCATAGCGCCTTGATGAGCGCGTAGCCGGCGGAGAAGAAGGCGCCTGCCAGCTCTCCCAGCTTCACCGTGACGGAGCGGATGCCGGCAATGAGCCGGTCGGCGACGTCGTAGCCAGCACGTTCCCACTGCGCCTTCTGTTCTTCTGAGAGCGTCTCGCGGCTGAACCAGCCCGACAGCGAGGAGAAGAAGCTGCTCACATATTGCGATGCCCCCTGCCAGGCGCCGGAGATCCGGCTTCCCAGCGAAGCCAGCATGTCGAAGAGCGGCTGGGCCAGCCTCAAGGCGGGTGCCAGTTCCTCGCCCAATCTTGCCGCCACACCGGAAAACACCGCGGAGATGCGGTCCCAGTACTTCCAGACCGAGTAGCCCGCCGCGGCGAGCGCCGTGACGGTCACGACGATCGTCCCCCACACAGGCGCCGAGATCGCACCCAGTGCTGCTCCAATGGCCGCAAGTCCCGTACTGATCCCCGCGACACCCGGCACGGCCAGCGCCATGCCCTTGAGGCCAGCGGCAATAGTTCCAAGCGTGCCCAAGGACTGCCCGCTCATGGAAGCCAGGGCCGTCTGCAGCCCGATCATCTCGGTGGCGGCCATTCTGGCCCCGATTGCTGCACGGCCCACCGTGTTGAAGCCGAAGGACAGGACGCTCAGGGCCCCGCCACGCCCCATGAGACCGATGAAGCGGAGCCCTGCCAAGGCCGCCCGGAAGCCGACGAAGGCCGCCGTGGCGGTCACGACCTTGCCGGTCAGTCCCGGATAGGCGGCTGCGAGCTTGGTCAGCTGGTCAACGAGGGGTGTCACCAGGACGATGAGATCGGAAAGGATCGGGATGATGGCGTTGCCCAGCGTGATCTTGAGGTTGGTCAGCACGTTGTCGAAGCGCTGGACGGCACTGCCGAAGGTCTTGTTGCGGTTGGCGAACTCCTTAAAGGAGGAACCCGCATAATTGGACTCCTCCGCCACGAGCCCGATCGACGAGCGGACGAGATCGAGGTTGGTGAGCAGCGGCCCCAGTCCGCGGGCCTCGTTGCCGAAGAGCTTGCTGGCGATTGCCGCCTGTTGCTCCTTGGGCAGCTTCGACAGACGCTCGAGCACATCGACGGTGGTGCCGACCGCATCCTCCTGCATGCGCTTGGCGGTCTTGACCGCATCGAGGCCAAGGGCCTTGAAGGCGCCGCGCTGCGCCTTGGTGGCGGCGGTGCCGTGGGTGAGCGCCAGCCCCATGTTGCGGAACGACGTCGCCGCGACTTCCGTCTCCGCACCCGCCGAGATCATCGCGGAGGCAAAGGCCGCCGTCTGCTCCGCCGTGAAGCCGAACATCTTGGACTGGGCGCCGACGCGGCGGACGACATCGAGGATCTCGGCGGCTGACGAGGCTTGCGCGTTGGAGAGATGGTTCATGGCATCCGACAGCCGGACCGTCTGGTCGATGCTGAGGTTGAGCCCCGTCATCATCTTGGCCATGGCGGTGCCGGCCTCATCCGCCGTGATGTCGAAGGCCACGCCAATCTTGGCGGCGGCCTCCGTGAACTTGACGAGATCCGCACCTGCAATGCCGGCCTGACCGGCCGCGGCGGCGATCTCAGCGAGACCGTTGACGCTCAGCGGCACCTCGCGCGACAGGTTCATCAGGCCCTTCTGGAAGTCGACGAAGGCCTGGGGTGTCGGGAAGTCGACGACCTTCTTCACATCCGCCATGGCGCTCTCGAAGCGGGTCGCCTCTTCCACCGGCGCTCCGATGGCGGTCTTCAGCGTGTAGTAGCCGGCGATGGCATCGGCGAGCCCCATCCGGGCGTCGGCGAGCGCCCGGTTGTTGCGGCTGATGGCGGCATCGAGCCGGTCGCCGAAGCCTATCTTCTGACCGTTGGCGTCCTTCACGGTCCTGGAGATCCCGAGCAGGCTCCGCCCGACGGCGCGCGCCGGGGCCGACACCTTGTCGAGAAGCTCGACGATGAGCTGGGTGGTCTGGCTCGCCATTGGCTCCTCCGGAAACCCGCCGCCGGGGCGTTCCTATTCTCGTTGCAAGGTGCCGGTCCCTCGCGCATGACGAGCGGCAATTGGCTGCCGGGCCACCGGCAGCAGTCGGAGGCAGCGAGACGATGGCACGCAAGTCACTGCAACAGATCAAGGCCAGCCGTCCGGCTGCCGACCGCCGCAAGATCGAGACCACGACCGAAGAGGACATTGCCCGCCATATGTTTGAGGACGGCGAGGTACCGCCGGCGCCTGAGCTAGGCCGCAAGGAAGGGGAACAAGAGCGGTAGACAGATTGTATTGTATTTTGCGATACGAACTGCTATCTAGCGATCGAGGAGATTGCCATGACCGCCGCCAGCGAACGCAAGGAATACCCGATTTCGATGCGCCTGCCCGAGGCCGACGTCGCGATGATCGATCGTGCGGCCAGCTTGCGGGGCCGTTCGCGCACCGATTTCGTGCGCGATGCGGCAGTGCGTGCAGCCGAGGAGGTGGTCATGGAAAACCGCCTCATCCGCATGAGCCCCGAGGGCTTTGCCGGCTTCATGGATATTCTATCCCGTCCGGCGGCACCTGTCCCGGAGATGGCCGAACTGACGAAACGGCCTGCGCCGTGGGAACCCGGTTACGTCGCGAAACGGTGACCCTTGCCGATCTCAGCGCCGGAACCGATTGCCGCAACACATGACGTCTCTGAATTCTCCTGCGGCCAGGCGACACTCGATCACTGGCTGAAGACCAGGGCTCTCTCCAATCAGCAGAAGGGCTTCACCGCCGTCATAGTCGTCCATGAGGCCGGACGCGTCGTCGGATATTATGGCCTGGCCCCCACTGCGGTGGTTCCTTCGCTCCTGCCGCGCGCGGTGCGCACGGGCCAGCCGCCCGATCCGGTTCCCTGCCTGCTTCTCGGCCAGCTCGCCACCGATCTCCAATGGGCAGGACGCGGCATCGGCACCGGTCTTCTGAAGCATGCCCTAACACGTTGCGTGCAGGCCGCGTCCCTGATCGGCGGGCGCGCCCTGATGGTCAATGCGATCGACGAGGAGGCGGCACGCTTCTGGAGCCGCCGCGGCTTTGTCACAACGAAGGACGATCCACTGATCCTGTTCCGCTCCATCGCCGACATCGCCGCATCGCTCGAACAATAGTCGCGACGAACTTCCACGGGGCGGGCATTTTCCGCCGCCGGAGTATGCTGCAACCATCAATCCCGTTCGATGCTGGAAACCGCCTGCCCGCTCAGGCGCTGTGCCTGCGCGTGCCACAACAGCGCCTCGCGCCAGTCCATGTCGTCGAGGGCGGTGAGCGGTGTCGACAGGACGTGCGCGATGTCGGCGATCACGCCCCGCCAGCTGCCGGCACCCTGGCCCCCTCGAAAAAACCGGCAATCACCTCGGAGGCGCGTGCGAAGTCGGTGGCGTCCATCTCTTCGACAGCCGCCTCGGGGATCCCCGCGAGCAACGACAACAGGGCCGCACCCTGGTCGAGTTGCGAGGCCTTGCCCTGGGTGACCTCCTCGAGCGCACGGAGGTCACGCACCTTCGGGCGCCGGATGGACAGCTCGGTGATGGTTTCTCCCTCGACGGTAACAGGAACGCCGAGGACGACAGTCGTGCAGGCAGTCATGACGGTACTCCTCAGCCGGTGGTCGGAATGCGCAGGATGCGGCGCTCGTCATCGATCTGTGAGGTCCCGTCGAGCCGCCAGTCGCCCGAGAAGAAGTCCCAGAACAGCTTCTCCTTCTCGCCGAACCACAGCTCGTAGTGCATGACCTCGTTGATCGAATAGTCATGGCCCATCAGCTCGCCGCG